CCGCTTACGCTTAGCGGCTTGTTCGCTTTTTGATATTTTTCTTGCGCTCATGAGTAAGCAATTCTAAGACCATTGATTCAAGTTTATCTATGCGCGACACGATATTTGATGCCTCAAGTATTGCTGGCACTTCATGTCTAATAATGTATCTAAGGCCGCCGACAATGAGGGCGCAGCACGATAGGGTGGCAGCTACAAAGCCTGCCCATTCTGCCGGGCTCAACGCCGACCGAATGCTGTGTCGTTAGGATTTAACCAACGAAGGATTACTGGAAGGCTTGCCGCAAGTGCAGCATTTGCAATATGTGCTAGATCCCAGCCCACCGCTAGATAGGTTGCTATTCCAGCTGCTAAAAAGCTTCTTGCCCAACTTGCGCTTACTTGCTTTAGTTGTTCCATGTAAGGGCTCTCCTGTTAGTATCGGTATCTCAAACATACTGCCATCTGAATCGCCCTTAGCAGTAAAGCTAATGTGAATATGTGTCTTATGTGGGTTTATCCCGGTGTACTTTCTCCATTTGTAATTGCGTTTGCAGCTGGCAATTTTGCCGTTGAAGATGATATAAGAGATTCTTTTATCAAGTCTGGCAAGTAATCGTAGCTGATCCGCAAAGTCATAGGGCTCCGCTTTGTGCGACCTGAAATCAACGTCAAGGTCAAGGGCACGTACAATGCCTTCAGCAGTTGGATTGTGATCGGACTTACGCGCTGAATGACGTTTATCACCGATCCAGCCATCTGAAGTTCTATCTCTATCGGGGAACGCATCATCTACCTGCTCGCGTAGTTGTATCCCTGCCTTGCATAGCTTTGCCATATCTATTTATTATAGCATTTGAATAACACAATCCCTCAAGATTATGCTAGAAGCAGTTTAGCCTCATCCTCAGTAATACCTAGCCGATCTAATAGGGCTGCCTTTTGAGCAGCCTTTGCTTCGGATTCGGCTTCAGATACCTTGCTCTTTTCTGCGCTTTCTTTATACATTTCTTCAAATTGTTCTACTTCAGCAGGTGTTAAATTAATTTCTGTAATTGTATTATTTTCTGCGTTATGTTCAATTTTTATCATTTTATGACCCCCAAAGAATATAAGTTCCAGCAGACCAAGTTCCACCAGCATTAAGAATAACTAAACTTGATACCGCTTCGCTTTGCGTATAAATTCCTTGGAACATATGGGCAACATTGTTTCCAGTATAAACTCTTGAAACCATAGAAAAATCGGTAAATCCAGCTTGCTTAGCATTAGTTATTTTTAATCCATAAACATTTGCGTTGTTTGTTCTGTCTGGTGCAGCTACTGAACCAAAAATTCCATCATCGCTGGTGCTAGTTTTATTCTGAAAGCTGCTGCCGTCAAAATAAGGCCCAAATTCTGAATAATTGCCACCGCTGTTATTATTAATTCTAAACTTTGTTATTCCATTTCCAGTATTGTTTGTAGAGCTATGCACTAGCAATAATAAATTATCATAAGTGCTAAGGCTTGAAATAGTTACTGATGCGCCAGATAAAGTTCCAGTTGCGATTTGTGCCATATTTCCAGCACCACCAGCAGGCGCAGCCCACTCAGGGGCAGTTGCACCCGAATTGACAGTAAGGACTTTTCCTGCTGTACCAAGACTTAATTTAGTAAAAGTATCTGCACCAGTTCCATAAACAAGATCACCAGCCGCATCAAATGCGGTTGCAACTGTGTTAGTAATTACTGGGATTGGGCCTGTTCCTGAAGCTACTGAAATACCGGTTCCGGCTTGAACTTCAGTAATATCACCAGCATTACCAACATTTACCCAAGAGCTTCCATTGTAAACTTCTACTGAATTAGTGTCCTGTAGATAAGACATCATTCCTTCAGCTAGTACGCTAGTAAGCGCACTAGTGCGAGCAGCAGCATTAGCAAATACCATAACTGTTTGCTCATTTAAATACGTATTGACCTGAGCTGCTGTTAAGACATCACCTGTCTGGAACAGCTTATATCCTGCGCCTGCCATATTTCTCCTTAGTAGCTCAGACTATCTGAGCCTAGTATACCTGATACATCTGAATCTAGGACAAACCCTGCCAATAAAGGTTCTGTGGTGTATAGCGTAGTCATCCAGGATGACTTTGTTATATCGTGATGGATGGCATTTACTAGGCTTGATTGCACCACGCTGCTAGAGCCTGGGGTAGTCTTAGTAACTGTTACCCCATCTAATAATTCTATGTCTATGCCTGCTAAGGGCTTATTGGGGTTGGCATCATCATAGAGATTCAACTGAATGCTATCTATGCGTATCTCAGGGTCTTTGCGTGTGGCTAGGATGCCTTGAGCCTGACTTAAAGCCTCAGCGTTTGTCTGCACCAATATGCCTGAGCGTGTGCCTGAATGAAGGAAGAACTTATCAATTGAAGCCTGGTCAAAGGCATTTTGAGCTGTACCGCCTAGGCGAGTGATAGTTACATCATTAATAAGCGTAGTATCGTCTAACGCTACTACTGCATTGGTGTAGGAAATGTCAACGCCTTGATCACTAAACTCATAAACCGGGAAGGCTGGGTTAGAGATTAGATTGTTACGGCTTACAAAATCTACCTTGCCATTGGCATCAACAAAGATGCCGCCAAACTCGCTCTGCTCTACTGTAAATAGGGCTTCCAAGGCATCTCTGGCGGTTCCTGGGTCTGCCTGTAAGGTGGAATCACCAGTATCCACATTGCGTAGGCTTATAGGCCATTCTATCTCGTCTAGGATGGCATTCACGCGAGCCCCTGAGAGCTGCACCCCTGAGCCTGCTACTGTGTCTATGGCTGAGCCTGCCAGCAGTTTAAAGCCATCTACGCATTTGAGGGTAACTGTGCTTAGTTCATCATTGCCTTGCCTAAAGCCAGTATCATAATTGGTGATGAATCCTGAGAACAGGAAGTAATCATTGGTGGCATAGGTAGCAAATATGATTATCTGCCTTAGGGGTACTAAGTTAGGATAGTATGCGCTATTAGGGTTGGTAGGATTCCAATCACCATTCTGATCATAGAGAACTACGTTAGCGGTTCCAGCCTCAAACTTAGATGTTATGCGGTTGCGCCCACGCCTAATAGATACCTGAGATACCAAATCGGTTATCTCAACAGGCAATGTGCCCGAGCCAAGCGTATTAGTACCTAAGATACCTTCAGTAAGGCTATTTAGGATAAGAGGGTTAATTTCAAAAGCAGTATCGCTATCAAAGTCAACAAAGACACGTATTGTTGGTGCTGGCATTAGATTGCAATGCTACTAAATTGAGTGCTCTTGCCTGAGCGTTGATATTCATATTGGATGTCAGTTATGACCTCAGCCAAATCTTCGGCAGATATAACGTTCCCTGCAACATTTACAGTAATTAATGTATCGCCATTTTCCCTTGCACGGAATCTAGCAGGGTCAAAAAGAGAACCTGCTGAAATACCAGGTGTGTCAAAAAAGCCCATTGCTCGCAATCTAGCTTGCTCATCGCCTAAAGTATTTAGTGAATTTGTGCTTAAAGCATTTGTAAGGGCATCTATGTGTTCTTTAAGCAAGAAGTTAATACCGGTCCCAGAATCGGTAGTCAATCGCATACTGGTTAAAGTGGCTATTTGATCAGCAATTGTATTGGTTGAAATTGTAGGCGATTCAGGGTTAAATGGATTTGGCACAAATATATTGCCACCATTGTTGCCACCATTGTTACCACCATTGTTGCCACCATTGTTACCACCATTATTGCCGCTTACAACTGTTCCACCTGCTGCTACCGATGGCATATTCTTAATCTTGTTTGCAATAACATCAAGGTTAAATATAATCTTGCTAAGAATTACATCCCAATCTTCAAAAGGATTTTTGGCCTTAGGAATATTTTTTATACCCAAATCAACAAGTGCCGTTTTGGCTTGGGCATTGATAAGTTTTGCAATCACATCGGTGATTGAATCGCCTGCCTTAATAATTACGCCAAGACTTGCTAGAGCTGGTGCGTTAATTGCTAATACTGCTGTGGAAGCCTTTTCGGCAGCTTCAGCCATGTCATTGTTAAGCGCAAGCAAAGCAACAAGGCGAAGGCGTTGTTCACCATCTATTTGGCCTTGCAAAGCTGCTACAATCTGAATGTTTTCCATATCAAAGATTGTGCCAGCTCGCTTAAGTTGCAAAGCTTCTTTTTCTCGCTTGAGTTTTTCTCTTTCAGACTTAGCAGCTAATGCGGATGCCTTCTTGCGATCTGATTCAATCTTTTTCTGCAATGCTAGTTGCTGTTTGTAATCATTTATATTGCCACGACTAACACCAAAGTTCCCACCCCTTGGGTTAGCTAATTGTGCACGTAATTCATCTAATTTTAATTGTTCTGCCGCATCAATGCGAAAACCTGTTGACAATAAAGCTTTTGTGTATTCAATAGTAGTTCCAGCACGTCTAAAGACATCGCCTATTGCTTGACCAAAATTAACTAATTTCTGTAATCCATTGTCATAATCACCTGAGCCAAGGGATTCTAAAAACGCAATAAGTCCTGCGCCGATTTCTTCCGCTAAATCACCAAAAGCAATTTTTAGTTTATCTATTTTGCCAGCGTAAGTATTGGCATTGTTTTCGGCTGCACCAGCAAATTGTTCGTTTAACGCTGCTACGCTTTTTTCAAATCCCATTGCTTCCAACTCAGCCGTTGTAAAGGCTGTTTGCAATTTACCTAGCGAAGCAAAGTTTCCATTATATGCACGACTTAATGCAACTGTTACTGATGTCAAATCCCGACCTGTGCTAGTTGAAACATCCATAGCAAGGTTTAACAAATTCATAGATTTCTCAGCACTAAGTGTTGTGCTAAGTAGGCCAGCAATAGCAGGTGATAATTCGTCTTTGCTTATTGCTGTTGCTTTTTCACTTGCTTCTAAATAATCTTCAATTGCTTTAGTGTTATAGGCTAGGCCTAAATTACGTAAACTAGCTGCTAGTTTATTTGCTGCACGATCTTCTTCAGCAAATGCAACAACTGAACGCTTTAGAGCTTGAATGCCAGCAATAGCAATAAAAGTGCTTTTGGCTGTGCGAGCTAATTTGTCAAACTTCCTATTTAGGCTAGTAGTGCGTTTCTCGGCAGCCTTAAAACCTTTATCCTTAAACTCAGAAGCAATATCAATGCGAATGTTTGACATTAGGCTGCCCTCCTAACTGTTGACCTTGATTTTAACAATGCACCAGCTTTAGCGATTGCCTTCATTGTTGCATCTAAAGCTTTGCCATTGTTTTCAGCATAAGCGGCATACAAAATACGGCCACGAAATGGGCTTTTGTTGTCATATCGTTTTAATGGTCCAACCCCATTCATTGCACCAACAAAAATACGACCAGCATCAGGGTTGTTGGAATTGCCAATGTTTTTATAGCTTTCGCCAAATTGGCGATTAGCGATTTGTTTTCTTCCGTATGGACTTTTATTTCCAGCTGTTTCAACAATTGCTCCAACGGCTGATTTATTAAGCAAAGAATAAAGGCTGGCAAATCCCTTACTATTTGCTTTTTTACGTGCGATTGAGTAAGTCAAGCCACGTCTAATAACACCAGAATTGTAAAGCGGAAAAGCGCGCTTACCTGTAACACGGCTAATAGGCTCAACGCCTTTATCATTCCAATTGTATAAATTGCCGGGCGCTGAACCTGGAACCTTAGCTTTAGCATCTTTTACAACTTCTTTTAATGCAAACCGGATTTCAGCATTCATCTCTTTAAGTAGGTCGGGCGCAAACTTTTTCAAAGCCTTTTTAAGCTCTGGAACGCCTTCTACTATGATTGGCATGTTTCCTATCTTCCGCTTGTTTCACTAATACCGCATGAATCGCTTTTAACATTGAACGATCCATATTAATAAACTCACTAGGCGCAATTCCTAGATTTACGGATAGTTCAGCTACCCGATAAGTCCAAGAATCACGCGTTATCCATTTGGGGAATCATCGCCTAGAACCTCAACAGCCTTTAAGGTTGCTAAAAACTTTTCCCCAAATGGAAACACTTCCGGGGCATCTGCTCTACGCAAACACTCCCAAGCAAGCCAATAAATATCACTTTGCTTTTGATCTTCCTGAAAAGCTCTATAAAAGCCTTTTTTGGTATGTTGTTCAAAAGCATACTCAACAACAGGCGTAATCTCATGAATAGATTCGCTGCCATCTGCCCTTGTTACTTTTAGTCTTGCCATGTTTGCCCCTTTGTTAAATTAGAACGTGCCGGTGTCGGCTATTGTTACAACAGAGTTTAGCGTAAAAGTAATGTCCTGTGTTCCAATATCGCCTACGCCACCATTGATAGGGGTCAGGTTATTGACCAAAATATCAAATGTGTATAGAGGGTTGGTTGCACCGACAGCAGTTAGCTTCTCCTGTAACATTTTTACGGCAACAGTTGTACCAAATGCTGCGCGGAGAGTTGCCATTACGTTTGCTGATGCTGTGTCATTCAAGAATGAAACAGTTAGCGTTCCAGATTCCAAGCCTTTAACGAACTTGTGAGCTGTATCACCCATCGCACTAACTTCAAGCTCATCTGCTGCTTGATTAAGTGTAACGCTTGTTACGTGGTCGCTAAGATCAACAGCGTTAATCTTAAGACCAACTTTGTTATTTAAGAAAACAGCCATTGACTATTCCTCGTCTTTCTTAGTTGTTGGTTTTGGTGCTTTGTCGCTTAGCTCAACCTGACCAATTTTGGCAAGGAAAGCTTCGCGTTCTTTGTCTACATCAGCCATGATTTAGCTCCAATCGGATAGAACGCTGATTGATACTTCACCAGATAACAGATCGCCTGCTATTCCGGTTAAGACCGCCGGGGCGCTGAAAGTTCCAATTGAGTATGCAATTGATGATGCTTCCAGCTTGTTTACTATATTCAGATAATAATCTTCAATGTTAATTAGGTTGCCTTGGTTATCAAACATAGGTGCTAACACTATTAGTTTGAAGTTAACCTTAGGCTTAATGGTTTTGTAATGGTCGTTGCTTGGTTCAATGTATGGATCACCACATTGCACCACAATGCTATTAGCAAGCGGTGTGGCAGGTGGGAAGGAAAACACCTGCCACGCCGTATTGTCAGTTAGCGCA